TAAAGCAAGATTTTTATATGAAGCAAAAGTTCCAGGATCTGTTAAAAAAGAATTTGAAAGATTAAGTAAAATAAAAAAGAAGAAATAATATGGGCGGAATAACTAAAATATTTAAAAAGCCGAAGCCACCACCAAGAAATTTAGCTTTAGAAAGACAACTGGCTGAAGCTCAACAAGCTGCTACAGCTAGAGCTAATGCTCTTGCAGCTGATGAAGCAGAGCAAGAATATAAACAAGCTAAAGGTTTATATGGTTCAAGATCTTTGTTTGGTCGAGCTGGTGGTCGTGGCTACTTTGATACAGCATAATAACTATGGCATATGTAGATACATCAGATACTCCTATGCTGGGAGCAACGGATAGAGCAACAGGTATCCTTAAACAATATAAGGAAGCTCAAAGTATAAAAGAACATTGGAAAGATAAGTTTGAGGAAGCATATGAATATTGCTTACCTAATAGAGAATCTTTTTATGATGAAGCTCCAGGTCAAAGACGTACAGATAAAATCTTTGATGAAACAGCAGTAGTCGGAGTTCAAGAATTTGCATCAAGACTTCAAGCAGGAATTACTCCTACCTTTGCAAGATGGGCAGATTTTCAAGCAGGATCAAATATACCTGATGAACAAAAATCATTTATCAATCTTGAATTAGATAAAATAACTAATTACGTTTTTCAACTTTTACAAAATTCTAACTTCAATCAAGAAGTACACGAATCCTTTATGGATTTAGCAATAGGTACTGGTGTGATGTTAGTGGAAGAAGGTGATGCTGTTAATCCTATTAAATTTACAGCGATTCCTTTACCACGGGTTTGTTTAATGAATGGGCCTGATGGAAAGATAGATACTATTTATAGAACAAGAATTGTTAAACCTGATGAAGTAACATTACTTTATCCTAGAGCAGTTCTTCCTGAAAACTTTGATCCATTAAAACAAAAGAAACAAATTAAAATTGTTGAAGCTATTTACAAAATTTATGAAGACAATGTAGAAAAATATAAATTCTGCGTTGTTATGGAAAATCCTAAAGCAATATTATTAGAAGAAACTTATACAGGAGAAGGTTCTAATCCTTATTTAGTTTTCAGATGGAATAAAGCTTCTGGAGAAGTCTATGGTAGAGGCCCAGTAT